ACTCGAGCCACAATGATCATCACAGAAGGCAACACTGGCCATACACACATTGATCCTGCTACACTAGGAACAGGAGAGACTCAAGTATATAGACTGGATGATTTGGAGTTGGATGAAGTCGATTATATCAAAATGGACTGCGAAGGCTACGAGTATCGAATCTTGCAAGGTGCAGAAGAGACTATCAAACGTTGCCAACCTGTTGTTGTGGTAGAACAAAAGCCACATGATGCTTACAGCGATCAGTATGGTCAACATGCTGCCATTGAACTCATGAAGTCGTGGGGTATGGTACGACTAGACCAAGTCAAAGACGATTGGATCATGGGGTGGAAATAAAGTACGCATGGTCGCCGGCAGTTGAAGGTGATTATGAAAAATGGACTTTGGAACCTTGGCGGCTCAAAGGATTAAAAACATTTGATCTACTGGAGGACATTCCTGAAGATCATATACTAGTTGTGAGCCATTTTGCACCTTGGTGGAGTCCACTCAAAGAATGGATTGAGGCCGGCCGGCCTTGGATTGAAATTGATTTTGGCTACTGGGGAGAAGACACTCCTAGACGCAATACTCGCAGAGTTACCTATTGTGGGCATCATAATATGAACATGCGCACACGCCCTTGGCCAAGAACACAGTTGTTTTCAAAACCCAAACAGCAAGAGTGGAAACACATGCCTGGGGAATATGTGCTGGTACCCATGCCTGTCAATAAAATATTGATCCAACGTCGAGGTATCACATTGGTGCAATGGTGCAATGAAATTGCACAAGAAATTAAAAAATACTGGGACGGTCCTATCGCCTGGCGTAAAAAAGCTGGAGACAAATCGTTAAGATTTCAGCATTTTCAAAATCAAATGACTCGAGCACATGCGGTGGTTGGAGAACGTACCATGGCCTGTGCAGAGGCAGTGTTGTCGGGTGTGCCTGCATATACTGTGGATTCGTCAATTACTACTTTACTCATGGGCGGTATTGAGAACCTAGGTAACATACAACATCCAGACAGATCTGACTGGTGGGATCATATTTGTTGGAGTCAGTTTCATACTTGGGAGTTTGTCGATGGTGGAGAATCTGTGGCTGACTTAGTTGAAGCCTATCAGATCTACAAGTAAGGCAAAAACTTTTGATAGATGCGTCCTGCACGAGCATCCGCGTCACTCCAGTGAGCGGCTGCCAGGTCGTACATCCATTGTTCTCTGGCAAATGTTTCTGGAGTTTCAATTTTATCAACATCCTTGTTGGCCACTGCCCAGGCCACACAACTAGCGTCATCTGCAAATACTGGTATGCCTTCGCACACTGCTGCCACACTGGCACTACTGTTGAAGAACACTGCTGAGTGGGCGCCTTTCAAGTTATCAATCAATCTACTGTGTGTGGGCTCCAGTATGACCACGTTTTGTCTCTTGCCCATTTTACTAGTATACACTGCAAAGTCTGTCATGTTGTATTGGCCTGGATGTGGTCGCACATAAATTTGTCTACTGCTCACCGCTCGAATCTGCTGTATCTTTTCATGCAGCCAAGTCATTGGGTCCAAAGTCTTCATTGCAAATCCACCATCTCGTTGCATACAGATCAAAATGTGTCCTGCAAGGTTAACCTGGGCTGGTTTCAACTGCACTCCCAGGGTACGACTGATCTCCAGCCATTTGGTTGCATCACTGTTGCGATTGGCATATTCAGCACGGTCATAAAATGGCCCGTTAAGGCTGTATCGCAGGTAGTTGCCGTGATCATCAAGATACTTCCAACAACTTGCATCTATGCACATGGTTTGAAAACCCAGTCTACGCTGTTCAGGAATGATTTGTTTGCGCAGTGTGATATTACGACCGCCAGTGTTGGTAGTAGCCCAGCCCAATATTACTGCTAGTTTACTAGGGGTATACTTGTGTTCCCATTCCACTCGGACTGTGTGTCCTGTGGCTTGTACTCCTTCAGCAAAACTTTCCAGGCATTGTATTTTCCTAGAGTGTTTTTGTGGATTGGCCACACTGCTGACATAGACCACTACATCAACCACCTTGCAGGATCCTCCATGCTGTGCCGTCGCGCATTTCTACTTCGGTAAACTGGCAATAGGCAATGTGTGCTGCCCAACGTTCTACTTCGTCCAGTGTGGGTACGTATGGCTCGTTTATGGCATCCAAGGTCTGGCTGCACAAAGCAGCGGCTGCATTGGGTCCAAGTGTGATGGCAGGTTTGCCATTCAGCAAGGCTTCGCCAGCAGCAATACTTGAAAATGTGACCAAACAATGTATGTCTTGTTCTAGTGCATGTGCCATTGAGTCATCACTGGTTCTAGCAGTACGGCCGGGCTTGCGGCGCACAACAACTTCGCGGTCAGTTTTGCTGGCAAGTTCTTTTAATACATTATCCAGCCATTGTTCAAGATCAATATCATAAAGATTCAACAATTTTTGGCTGGGTGGTGCTAGAAGTATTTTACTACCGCGATAGAACTTGCGAGGCTGAAATCCTGTGGCACCCAGTCTATCTCTGGGTCGATCTATAATGGGACCAAAGTTTTGCACATCGTTACGAGTAACACGATGAAATGTTTTCTTTTTGCTGTTGCCAAAATAACCAGTGTCTATGTAGTAAAAATCTCTGCCTGCAGCACGACAGGCATCCATTTGTTTGCGTTTGGTAATACCACGCAAGATAACTGGTGTCATTGACTGTTCACTCTTGCTCCAGGTGGTTATTTGTCCACCTGCACCTATGGTAAAACTCTGTAATATAGGATCAAACATTTTTCCCTTTTCTGCGTATCTAAATTCACTATCAATAGCATGCACTGTTTGATTGTCTAGGCCTCGTATCTTTTCAGTCAATGCTTCTAAGCTCAATCCGTAGTAGTCGCCTGCTGGGTCCACACGATATTTGATTAGATCCCTAAATAGTTCAGCCAACTCTGGAGGCACCATTTCAAGTTCATGCCGCGGCAGCGGTGCTAATTCTTGTTCTTCATTCATGGTCGGTTCTCTGTTCGCAGTAGTCAGCTAGTAGTCTTTCACGGTGCCAGTCTTGTGCAAAGTTGCCTGCGTCTGCAAACTCACGAAAGCAAGGTGTGCCCAAGGTGTAGTGTACCAATTTGGCATTGGGATTCCAGTCATATTCAACATCCAACCAGTTCCACTCTGGTGGTAGTTCACCTATGCGTTCATCATCCAACCAGGTGAATCTATGCAGTTCTGCCCCTGTTGATCGTTGCACAAACTCAGGAGTTAGTTTACGATTGGGAAAACTGTTGCAGTTCCACAAGATCACACTTGACCAGTTTTTTCTTGGATAGTCTTCGTTTCGGCTGCCAAGATACTTTTCAGTCATGCGTGTTTTGTAATCATGTTTGACCACCATGACATCTTTGGCAAGATTTTTGGCTTCCCATAACTCCACAATGTCTCCACGCAAGATCATGTCGCCATCAATGAATATGGCCCAGCCTTGATAGTCCATCAAGTGCGGCACAAGAAAACGACTGTAGATAAATTGATTGCTGCCGTCAGTATGTGTTTCATCGTAGTCTCGGAACAAATTAAGCGCCACAGGAATTATGGCCACTGGTTGACTGGCATGTCTGATAATAGAGTTCACACACACATGATATGCCACTGCTTCCCTGGGATCGTAGCCCACAAACACAGGAATTGGTTTCATTTCTTGCGCTCTATGTCATCTTCAACACAGCGATTGCCGTATTGTATTTCAATTAACTTTAGAGGTTGATCAGTTTCGTTACACAACTGATGCCATTCATTGACTTTGATAAAGGTGTGTTCATGCATGACAAGACTGCACTTGACTTCTTGGTCAGTTGATGCCTCGTCCAAGGTGTACACTGTGGCTGCACCTTCGGCCACAAACCAAAATTCTGCCCGTTGATCATGACGTTGCATGCTCAAACATGTACGGGGCATCACAGTGAGTTCTTTTAATTTTGTGTTGGCGCCTACTTCATGCAACACACGATAGTATCCCCAGGCACGATCAGTCTTGGGAGTTTTCCATTCTGTCAGTATCCATGAACTTGAATTCATTTTGTTCTTGCCACCTACACCAAATTCAAAGTCCACATCATCAAACACCATTTCAGGAATGTTATCTGCTGTGCGATCTCCACCATTGGCAAAGATAAATTTAGAGTTGGGCACAGTGTAATAGGTACGAGCAACACGTATGGCATCTCGAGCAGTGTTGTCCTCATCATCAAATTCAATTACCCGGTCTACCATGCGTAAGTTTTCAATAATGGCTCTGCGTTCCGTGGCAGGCATGAACGGACGGCCTTTTTTGCGTGTGAGCCAGGCATCACTGTTGATGCCCACTACCAATCTATCGCCCAGTTTCTTTGCTGCTTCAAAGTAGGCAATGTGCCCAGAATGTAGCGGGTCAAATCCGCCTGTGACTATTACTATTTTCATGTGAATATTTATAGGCTAGTATTTTCACAATTACTTATTTTTGGCATCCAAGGTTTATTGTCTAAATCAAGCAGCTTGCGTTTGTTGGTGCTTTTCCATTGTCTTACATAAGTGCTTTTTGCACTGCTGTAGTTGTTGTAATGTCGTAGTTCGATTTTCATATTGTTATAATCAACATAACTGTGCTCATTGCCAATGTCTGGCCGTCCCATGAGTTCCCACATTTTAACATAAGCCCAGGAATCACCGTGCCAGGTCAGTTTGTCCTGATCAAAATATTGCAATGCCTGTTCAAAAAATGGCACGCTACTGCGGCGGGCCAGTCTCCACCAAGGACTAATTGCAATGACATCTTGTCTACGCAACAGTGCGAGATCACAATCTTCAGGCAATTCAGGAAAATCACGCATGAGTCTTGCGTCTGGTTCTGTCAACCAAAACACTTGATCATCTGCTTGTGTTTTTAAATATTCAGCAAAAAACAATTCTCTGTTGTATACAACGTTTTGCGGATCGCCGTCAAAATAGACATTTTCATCGCCCCATCCCGGATGACCTTGCACAGTCAAATGCACTAGAGGAATACCAAAATATGCTAGATTTTTTCTTGCTCCAACAAACAGTTGTTCGTAGATGTCGTCTGGAAAATCTTCGCTGCCGGGTTGAAATTCTCTGAAGTTGACTGTGGCGTGATATATTACTGCTTTCATGGCGATCCTTGAATATTTTTATTCACACACTGCGGCTATGGATTGATTCATAAGCCAATGCAAAGATTTCACTCGTCGCCGACTGTATTTGTTTATGGTGTTTGACAATGTAAAAGGCGAGTACCAACAGTTGTGATCAGCATGCACTAGTTCGTAAAATTTTCCATCGTCTAGTTCTTTAAAATTAGTTTGGTGCAACAAGTAAGCATCTGGTGCTGTGATGATTACCACGCCCTGAAATCGATCAACTTGCTGTAAAAAACTTTGCACATTATCCACATGCTCGATCACTTCTGGTATCAAGATAGTGTCATACACATCAGATATTTGATCCCAGCTACTGTAGAGTTCGCCATTGGGCACACGTAGAACTTCTGCCGCATGATAATCTAATCCATCTAGTCTTGCACACAAAGGTGCAATCTGTAGATGTAGACTTTTATGAACTTTGATCTTTGGCCAATCAGAGTAGCCCACATGCAAGACTTTTTTATTTTCAATAAAGGGCCTAAAAAAATCTATTCTGTTGCCATTTTTAAATGTTTTGTCTACATCAAGACAGTGTCTATGAGATCCCATGTAGATATTTATCTACGTAGATTACGAGGACAAAGTGTTGTGCTGTAGTTCTAATATCAATTCTGATGGTCCTGCCCAGTTTGAAAACTTTTGCTGCCACCACTCGGCTGGGTGCAAACTGGCATAGGGTTTTTTCAAGTTCTTTGGAGGTGCCATTCCTATGCCAATGATGCACACCTTTGCAGTGACTTTTTGTAATTTTTGTTTTATGTCATCAATTTGCTGATCTGTACAAAATTGCAACACATCAAGACACATACTACAATCAAAAGAAGAAGTCCAATCTGGTTCCCGACTAGCAGGTTGGTAGCCTGGATCAAATTGATACACTGCACTCAGTGGTATGCCTAGATTGTTGTGTATCCGATACACACTGTACTGATGCCCTTTACCGCAGCCATAGTCCAATAAGGTTTGGCAACTGTGTTTTTTAAATGCTGAATCAATTGTTGGCAGATATTGCAAAGTACCTTTGCCTGCCCAATTTTTGTTGCCAGCATGAAATTGTTTTACTAAATCTAACTGAGTATCCATGTTTTAGAATTTTTCTAATATCAATCGCAGTTCAGGACTGCCCGTGGGATTTTTTACTGGATTGGCTGTGAAGTTTACAGACTCTGACCATACAATATTACATTGATCAAACTGTTGTTTGACCCGTTCCATCCACCAATCTGCATTTTCTATGATCAAGTGTGCATTGCGACCATCGGGCAGTCGTTTTTTTGCAGGATAACAGGCAATGATCAAAAAGGCTGCACGAGAAAATTTGCTTTGCATAAGTTTCAATAACTCATCCAGTTGATCAGGCTCGAAGTGTTCTATCACATCGCAACTGACCAAACAATCATATGTGCCAGCAGGCACAACATTGTAATCAGGATTGCCAGGATCATAGCCGGCCAGTTCTCGAATACTGGAGAAATCATGTTCTACGCGATCGAGAAGATTGCCATTTGCACACCCCCAATCCACCAGACTCCAAGGCTGATATTTGGCAACAAAATCGTGTACCAAGTCATACTTGGGCAAAAGTTCTTTGTATATCCCAACCATGTTATACTGTGATATCTTCCATGCCTGCTGTGCGCAGGCGCACCACGTGACCCATTTGCCACTGCTTGGTGTCCAGGCCCTTCATGATGCCCAACCAACGATTGCGTAGTAGTGCCACTTCATTGATGATGGTTTCAAAGTCCACAACTTCTTCCTCACCATCCACATACTTTTCAGCATCACGTGCTGTGAGCGCACGAGCATAGCCTTCTAAGTACTTCTTGAAATGTTTGGTGCGAATTTTGCGTAGCTGAATGTTGAGGTAGTTCAACACAGCTTCAATTTCTTGTAGTTGGTTGAATCTATGTTCGGTAATGCCTGGTAGTGCTGTGATATTTTTTTCTACCAGGCCACCAATTTTGCAGTCACGCTTGGCATCCGTGAGTTCTGACTCAAAATGTGCAATGAAGTCAGGTATGTTGCCAAGGTCGGCAACTACTCGGCTGTACCACATCAGTAGTCATCTTCTTGATTGTAGTTGTCCTCGTCATCGGGCTCTTCTTCGTCCTCTTCTGCATAATCCTTGTCGTTGTCCAAGTATGCAGTTAGAGCTTTTTTGATGTCCGAATCACCTTTGAAAGCTTCTCGAATTTCGTCAACATCATGGTCATGGTCGATTAGAATAGCCACAATGCTTTCGGCAGCATCCATACGATCTACCACGTTGACATATCGTTTTAACTCTCCCCAAATTTCGCTTGCTACTTCTGCTGACATTTTTATTCCTCCGTTGCGTCGGCTGTACTTACCTCAGTTTTGATGTTCTTGAAGTCAATCATGACTTTGTCCAAGCAACCATCATCGTTCTTTTCCCATGCTTTGCGGAACTTCTTGATGATCTCGCCTTCGCTGGTGGTAAACACCAAACTGTTGCCTTCACGCTTGAGCAGTTCTTTTTTCTCAATCAGGTCCACAAGACCACTGTAAGGACTCATGCCTGTTGTGTAAGGAATCTTGACCTGCACACCTTCAAACGGTTTGGCGTAACGTGTTTTCATAACTTTACAGCCGGCACGAATACCATTCACGTCACTGACTTTGTTGCCGTCCTCGTCCTCTTTCAGCTTCATCTTTTTCATGGCCACCACAATTGAACTGGCGTAAATGAAGCCTTGACCACCGGAAATTTTATCATCAGGATCAAACATATCCTGGCTTGCGTATGTGTGGTTGGTACATACCAAGCCCACGTTGTAACTACCAAACATGTTTACACAATTACGCACCAAAGCAGTGAGAGCTTTGGGTTTACGACCTAGGTCACCTTTCATTTCTCCAGCATCAAACTGGTTAACGTCAGTGGGAGTCAACAACATGCCCAGCGAGTCAATCACAAACATGACTTTGGGACGTTCACCTTCGGGCAAAAGTTTGTAATCACTCATGAATGTTGAAATGGTCTTGGCCACGTCATCAATCATGGCCATACTCAACTTCAGCAGTTTGCTTTCACTGGTATCCACGCCCAAGGCTTTGAGCCAGTCCTCATCCAAGGCGTTTTCACTGTCAATCAGCACCACAAAGATGCCTTGCTCTTGTGCATTCTTGATAATGTTGCCTGAACAAATGTAACTCTTGCCAGCACCAGAGTCACCAGCAAACACTGTGACCTTGCCCAAGGGAATGCCGCGATTGAAGTCACCTGAGATCAAGTAGTTTAGTGCATAATTACCTGTTGAAATCCAATCTGTTGGATCGTTAAAACCGATACTCAAGCCGTCGATGCTTTTTGTGATTTCCTTGCGGAACTTGCTTACGTCAAATGGTTTTCCCATGTTATGTCCTTTTATAGTTTAAAAATTATACAGTGATTTATCTCATCTGTCTATGTGTAAAGAAATATATTAAAGTCAATTTTCATCTGCAATTTTGCCATTATGCCGAGGTTGTATAAAAATATAATTTATTGATTGCCATTTAGTTTTTGTGCAAATTTATATAGGCAGTGTAATATTGTAATAACAAGTCTTCGTTAAAATCATCATAACCCAGCCAATTGTATAATTTTTTTATACAAATAAAAAAATTATCCTTGTCAAAAAATGTATTATCTACATCTAAATTAAAAATTGGATTGCTAATATTGTACCATGGATAGAACTGTTTTATTTCTGTTATTATGTCCTGATCTATGGTAATATGCTTTGCGATACGATCAATATTGTAATAATTCTGTTGGAACAATTCCCAAGATGGCCAGCTATTACCTTTTAGTGCGTTGTACTTTTCTTCACATTCATTGCCACAATAATTTGCTGCTGAATATTTTTTTTGAGATTTATTTTTTTTAAACGATGCAATTTCTTGAAATTTTTGACAATTGGTCAACAGTATTATTTTAGAGTTTGGCCATAACGATACGTACTGAGAAATATGCTCAAAATTATTAGACCTAGTTTCTGCAAAAAAATCCATATTCTTATCTATTAGGTTTGATATTCTATTGTCTATTCCATAGTTGTACACAATACCTTTTTGCATTCTGTCAAACACAAAAAACTCAGACTTGAATAAAAATGAGGCATCATCGTAAAAATCTTGATTGTTGAATTCGTAATCAAACCACTGTGACATATTATTTTTGTGCGGCAAGGTCTTCATTATTGAAGACAATCTATATGCATAATCAACCGGGTGTTTCAACAAATATTCGCAAGATTCAATATCCATTGGAACACAGTGTTGACTCAATGATAAACAGTTCATTATAAATTTTCCACCAGCATACTGTGGATACCACATGATAATTAAATTATCAGCATTAAAATTTATATTAGTCAATGGTTTGATTTACTAGGTCGGTAACCAAATACTTCAACGCATTCAGTCTGGATGTGCTCGGGCAAATTATAAAAATCTTCTTCTTTGTCACAATCCGGCCAAGAAGGATCTCTAATTTGATCGTAAAACGTTATCCAACTGGTTTGATTTCCTATGGAGTTACTTGTCTTATCAAAGACCTTGCTGTAAAATATCAAATCAGATGTGCGTTTGATTAATGTAGAGATTCTTTCGGGACGAACATTGATCAAATAATTGATGTACATGTCATATTCAGACATAAACATTGTAAGAGATGGGTTGATAGAAGTAGGATCATCAAACATCAACTGCTGATACACAGTCAACTGAGGTAATAAATGCAATTTTTCAATTGTTACTTGAATTTCTTCAAGGATATCAGTTGAAAAAATTACTGCCTCTACTATAAAACTTTTATCTGAATCAACGTTGACATTTATTGATCGCTTGACAAATTCGGTAGTATCGTGTAGTGGCCAACGATCATCATAAAATACTGTTTGTTTGTTGTCAACAATCCATTGAGTTGGTTGCTGAAATCGAACTTCTGCATCAATTACCAGTGCATGTCCCTTGACAATTCTATTAAGATTCAGTTTAAAAATTTGTTGTTTGATCCAGTTATGGTTATACAAATTTTTATAGCTAAAGTCCGGGTCTAGCATTGACCAAAAATCTCTGTCTCTGATCAAGTTATATCCAGGAATGTCAATTGTGGTGTTTGATACTATATTTCTTGACAAGATTGGATCAGTAACAAACTGATCAATTGACTCGATACATTCGTCAACTATATCTTTGTAGTCAGCACAACAGAATACAAATACGTGCAATCCGTTATTGTACTCTGTTGTGTTTGTCACAGTGTTATTATTTGTTCTGACGACTACGGATCATGGCCAGGATGTCCTGGGCATTTTGTCCTGAGGCTGCAGGCTTGGCCACTGGTGCGGTTGCTGCAGGAACATCGTCGTCATCAAAACCATTGTCTGCTGGTGCAGGTGTTGCCACTGGTGCAGGCTTGACTGCTGGTGCAGGTGCAGGTGCGTCCTCATCCACATGTGCGGCGCCGGCTCCGCCAGGTGCTTGAATACCTGCGGGACGGAAGTATTGACCCCAACGTTCGGTGTCGTATGGTTGTCCATCTACTGACGCTTCAAACATCTCTTTGATCACCTTCAACTCAACATCACCGGGTTTTTTGGGCAAGAATGTGCTCAAGTCAAACAAGCCGTGTGTGGCAATTGCTGCCTGTTCAGCTTCAGTCAATGCTGATTCCTTACGTGCCCATTTGCTTGTGCTGTAGTCAGCAAAGCCACCCTTGGCAGTTTTACTGACTCGGAAGTCCAGGCCACGCAAGGTGTCTGTGGGCATTTCTTCCAGTTCAGGATCCATCAGTGCACCTTTGATGGTGGCAAAGATTTGTGGTCCGATAATGAAACGTCGGATGGGATTTTCTGGAGTCTTGTCTTCGCTCAGTGGGTTCTCACGCACAAAGCCTTGGAAGATGTAACTGCGTTTCTTCCAGTATTTGCGACCCATTTCTTCAAGACTCTTGTCCTTAAACCAGGTGCGCACTTCTGCCAAGATAGGACATGCATCGCCCCACATTTCCACACAAGGTACTTGTACGTACACTTGTTTGGAATCCCCTTCGCCTTTGATGCCAGCAAAAGGCAAACGAATCATTGCTCGTTCTTGCCAGAAAAATGTGTTTTTTGTATTTGCATCGGG